AACCAGCTGCGGCAGTACGCCTACCAGCAGGGCGTGCAGCTCTCCGACAACACGATCAAGACCTACGCCCAGTACGTGGTCCGTGGCCTGTCGGACATGAACGGGATCATGAACCAGATCCAGGGGACGGCGGCCGGGAAGTACCCGGCCTTCGCCCAGCAGATCCAGGCCGGTGCCACGGTCAAGGACATGACTGCTCCCTATGAGCAGATCATGGCCAAGGAGCTGAACATCGACCCCCAGTCGATCGACCCCAGCAACAAGCTGATCCAGCAGGCGATCAACCAGCGCGACGCCAAGGGCAACCCGGCTCCGGCCATGAGCCTGACCGACTTCCAGAACCTGGTGCGCAGCCAGCCGGGGTGGGGTGGGACGCAGGCTGCGATCAACACCACCAGCCAGGTGGCCAGGCAGGTGCTCCAGAACCTGGGGGTGACCAGTGGCTAGCATCACGCTCGACCAGCTGCTGGCTGGCATCAAGCAGGAGGAATCGGGCGGCAACTACTCGATCCGGAACCCCGGCGGTGCCGCTGGTGCCTATCAGATCATGCCGAGCAACATCCCCAGCTGGAGCCGACAGGCGCTCGGCTATGCGATCGACCTCCAGACCTTCCTGGCCAACCCCTGGATGCAGGACAAGATCGCCAGCTACATCCTCGGCGGCTACTTCAACAAGTACGGGGCCCAGGGTGCGGCGGCCATGTGGTTCTCGGGGCAGCCCAACCCGAACTCCAACGCCTCCGACGGGAACACCACCGTTCGCCAGTACGTGGCGAACGTTATGAGCTACAGCACCGGAAGCAGTTCAACCTCGGGAGGCGGCGTGACCACGCCTGCGGTGACACCGCAGCTCGACCCGGCCACACTGGCCGCTCTCTACGGCCTGAGCTCCAGCCTGATCAACTCCAACAAGGAGCTGAAGAAGCTCTTCGGCCAGGCGGTGCAGGGCCAGTGGACGGCTGACGTCTTCGTCGCCCACCTGAAGAACACGCAGTGGTGGCAGACGCAGTCGGACACCATGCGGCAGTTCATCACGCTCAAGTACACCGACCCGGCCAGCTTCAAGCAGAAGATGGACCAGACCGCCTTCCACGTGAACCAGCTGGCCGTGGCCGTGGGCTACGGCAACCTGCTGGGCAAGGGCACCGATCTGGGCAAGATGGACCCGACGCTCCAGGCGGCGGTCCTGAAGGTTCTCCAGGCTGGCTGGACCGACCAGCAGGTCACCGCCTGGCTCGGCGGCCAGGTGAAGTTCTCGGGCAACGAGATGGCCGGTCAGGCCGGTCAGGACTACGACAAGCTCTACACCTACGCCTACGCCAACGGCCTGACCCAGTCGCCCGCCTGGTTCCTCCAGAACGTGCGAGACATCGAGGGCGGCAAGAGCACCGTCGACACGGTGCTCGCGCAGATGCGCCAGTCTGCGGCCAGCAAGTACAGCGCTTACGCCACCCAGATCCAGGCCGGGCAGAACGTGCTCGACCTGGCAGCGCCCTACACCAAGGCCGTGGCGCAGCTGCTGGAGCTGCCTGACGGCAGCGTCGACCTGTCCAACAAGTACGTCGAGCAGGCCATGACGGCCACCCTGCCGAAGGGCGGCATGCCGGGCTCGCAGATGCCGCTGTGGCAGTTCGAGGACCAGGTACGCAACGATCCGCTCTGGCGCAAGACCGACAATGCCCGTGAGAGCACCGCCACCACCGTGCGCCAGATCGGCCAGATCTTCGGAGCGACGTTCTGATGACCACTCCAGTCAACATCCCGCTGCCCAACCCGACGCCCGGCAAGTACTACCCGACGGCCCCTGCGGGGACTCAGTCCGGCACGCCGCCGATCGGCACGGTGATCTCCGGCACTCCGGCGCAGCCGAGTGGTGTCACCGGCAATCCGCTCACCGACCTGAGTGGCGACCAGCGAGACGCCTACTCCTTCCTGGTGGATGAGTTCACCCAGTACGGCCTGGCTTCGCTGGCACCGACGATCTTCAACTTCATCAAGCAGGGCTACGGCGCTGACACCATCACGCTGCTGATCCAGGACACCCCCGAGTACAAGCAGCGCTTCGCCGGTAACGAGCTGCGGGCGAAGGCCGGTCTGCCGGTCCTGAGCCCGGCCCAGTACCTCTCGACGGAGTCGAGCTACCGGGCGATCCTCCAGGACGCCGGGCTGCCCAAGAGCTTCTACGACAGCCCCAGCGACTTCGCTGGCTGGATCGGCGGCGACGTGTCGCCGACCGAGATCCAGGACCGTGTGAACCTGGAGAAGCAGACGGTGGCCCAGGCTCCGAACGAGGTCAAGCAGGCGCTGACCGACCTCTATGGGGTGAGCCAGGGCGACATGATCGCCTACTTTCTGGACCAGTCGAAGGCAGTGCCCCTGCTCCAGATGCAGGCTCAGGCAGCCCAGATTGGCGGACAGGCCCTCATGCGTGGTCTGTCGGACGCCAACGCCGGACAGCTGGCTCAGCTGGGCATCTCAACGGCGCAGGCACAGCAGGGCTACGCCCAGATCGGCGAGTCGCTGAACAGCCTCCAGCAGATCGCCCAGCGCTTCGGCACCGGCTTCAGCCAGACCGAAGCAGAGGGAGCGGTCTTCACTCCGGGCTCGGCCGGGGCGAAGAAGCAGACCAGCCTGGAGGAGCAGGAGAAGGCGCTCTTCTCCGGCAACACCGGATCGGTCAGCTACATCGGCCTGAATGCTGGCTCTCAGCAGCAGTAATACCTAAAGCCTGGTGGTATACAGTCATAGACGCCAGAGCGGCCAAGTTCCCCCCGTGAACTTGGCCAGGCTGGCCAAGAGCTTCGACGGGAGACGGCTCAGATGAGCGACATGGGTTTCGGGTACTACGGCACACCGGACGGCGAAGGCGCGCCCAACGTCCCAGAGTCAGGCGGAAACGCTCCCAAGTGGTTCAGGGAGAAGATGGAAGCCGACTCCAAGGCGATGAAGGAGATGCGCGAGGAGCTGGCGGCGCTTCGCCAGGAGGCGAAGACGGCGCAGGTGGCCAAGGTCTTCCAGGCCCAGGGCTACAACCCGGCAGCGGCAGCGCTGTACACGGGTGAGCCCGACAAGGTCGAGGAGTGGCTGACTGCCAACGGCGGCCTGATCGCCCGTACAGACGGGGGTCAGGGTCCAGCCAGGGAGACAGTGCCCGCAGGGGCACCGCAGAGCTCGCTTCCGACCGAGAGTCAGCAGGGGATGGCCGCGATGAACGCGGCCGGTGCCGACGGCACCGCGCAGACTCTGACCGGGGACGACGCCATCGCGGCGGCGCTCGCCGCCACCACGACTCCCGAGGAGTTCCAGCAGGTGGCGAGGGCTCACGGTTGGAACTGGGACATCCTTGCCTGACTCACCGCCCTGATCCGTCTTGGGCCCCCTGAAGGGGGAGGTGAGAAGCAATGGCTAACGCATACACCGATACCACAGCCATGTCGAACGCGGTCCAGACCGCGTACGACAAGCTGTTTGAGTTCGCGCTCCGCTCCCAGCCGCTCTTCCGCCAGGTCGCTGACAAGCGACCGGCGCAGCAGACCGCGCCTGGTGGCTCCGTCGTCCTGGAGCGCTTCCAGGATCTGGCGCAGCAGACCGCGACGCTGACCGAGAACGTTGACCCGGACTCGGTTGCCCTGGGCAACCCGACCACGGTCACCATCACTCTGAACGAGTACGGCAACCCGGTGCTCCGCACCCGCAAGCTGTACCTGTTCTCCCTGACCGACGTCGACCCGGCCGTCGCCAACATCGTGGCGTACAACATGGCCGACTCGATGGACACCGTCGTGCAGAACGTCATCCGTGGCGGATCGAACCTGATCCAGCTCCAGGGTGGCACCACGACCTACGTCACCAACGCCACCATCTCCACCGGTGCCGCGTCCCTGGTTGCGACCGACGGCTTCAAGTCCTCGCTCGCCCGCCTTGCGGTGGTCAAGCTCCGCACCAACAAGGCCGTGCCGCGCAAGGGCTCGCTCTACTGGTGCGCGATCCACCCCGAGGTCTCCTACGACCTTCGGTCGGACACGGGCGCTGCGGCCTGGCGTGACCCGCACAACTACTCGGCGGCTGGCAACATCTGGGCTGGCGAGATCGGTGCCTACGAGGGTGCCTACTACGTCGAGTCCCCGCGTTGCTTCAACGCGGCCGACGCCGGTGCCGGTGGCACCGTGCGCCGCTTCCGCACCTACTTCGCGGGCCAGCAGGCCCTCGCTGAGGCTGTGGCCGACGAGTTCCACGTCATCCCGGGTCCGATCACCGACAAGCTCATGCGCTTCCGGCCGATCGGCTGGTACGGCGTGGCCGGTTGGGCGATCTACCGCCAGGAGTCCCTGATCCGCGTGGAGACCACCTCCACCATCGACGCGAGCTGATAGGGGCAGCCATGAGCGGCAACGACAACATCTCCTACACGATCACCAAGGTCACGGCGGCGGCCTACACCGCCACCGTGAACGACTCGGTCCTGCTCTGCGACCCGTCCGCTGGTGCCATCACCGTCACCGTGCCGCAGGCCGGTGCCGAGTGGCAGTCGGGCCGGATGCTGATGATTCGGACCACCGGTACCACCAACACGGTGACGGTCACCCCGACCACCTCCACCATCGACGGCGGTGCGAGCCTCGTGCTCGCCTCTGGCGCGGTGCACGGGGCGCTGATCATCTCCGACGGCACCAACTACCTCAGCCTCGTCAAGAGCTGAGGCAGGGCCCTGGCCATGGCTAACTGGTTCTTCACCCTCAACCACGTGGACGAGGGACTGCCGCAGTGGGACTACGACCCACTGCTGCGAAGGCTGAAGCTTGGCCAGGGCATCTCCATCAAGGAGTTCCCGCAGGGCGTCTTCCGCGCCCTGCGGTTCCCGACGCAGGACGATCAGGCCGAGGCCGTGAACTTCTACACGGGCGGGCACACTTACGTTGTGGACGACACCACCAAGGCGAACCTGATCGCCGGTGGTGTCAGCGTCACGAACGCGAACTTCACGCCAGCCCCGTAGGAGGAGCCATGGCTGAGCTCAATGCGAAGGGCCGCAAGGCCATCCCGACATCCGACTTCGCCATCCCGTCCAAGGCCAAGACGCCGAAGGCCAAGGCCAAGTCGGGCAACTACCCGATCCAGGACCGCAGCCACGCCGCCAACGCGCTGGCTCGCAGCTCGGGCAAGCCCGAGGCTGCGCAGGTCCGCGCTGCGGTCAAGCGCAAGTACCCGGACATGGGCGCGGCCAAGAAGGCCGCTCCGAAGAAGGGCGGCAAGTGATGGACATGCAGCGCTATGCGCAGCAGGGCACCCCTGACTGCCCGCACCACGACGGCGACGGCTGCCCCTGCACCGACGGCGGCTCGCAGATCCTGGTCAACGGCAACGAGCGGCTGACGATCTCGGCCACCGTCGAGAACACCCCGATTCGGGGAGCCGGTGGCAGCCCCTACACCGTCGTCGAGTGCGACGACAGCGGCACCTGGGGGAACTTCGGATGACCTGTCGAAGCGGATGCAGGACTAAGGATCATGGGTCCTACCACGAGTGCCTGCGTTCGGCAGGCACTCGTGTTGCGTATGCGGGCCGCAACGGCGGCGGGGACTACACCGAGCAGAAGAAGTGGGACAAGGAGCTGGACCTCTACCGCGCCGCGCGCAAGGAGGGCATCCAGCCTGACGGCACCACCATGCCGAAGATCGTGGACGCCATGCGCCAGTCCGACAAGGCTGGCGCTGCCTACGGGCGCGACTTCAATCGCGCAGACCCGCTGGAGTAGCGATGCCCGAGAACGTAATCCTGGTCGGGGGACCCGCCAGCACGACGCAGACCCCGTTACCGATCACCACCTCGGGGGCGCTGACGGTCAATGCGTCCGTCACCAACCAGCCCTATGTGAACTCGGTGCCAGCCAAGGACCCGACGATCACGGGCGTCTACAGCTTCTCCGCGCAGGACGTCGCTGGCGTCGTGGCGGCCACCAACTACGTGGTGCTGTACAACCCGGTGGG